CCCCGCCGCTTCGGCTGTTCCTGACTGACGTGGAACTGACAGCGTTTGAAATCACCGGAAGAGCTACGTTCACCAGTGTTGTCAATGCGAAATACCCAACCGAATACTATTCCCGCGATCGGTTCCCTGGCTTGGGCAACTGACCTTGTGGGCAAGCTCTACGAATCCGGGTCGCATGGCCCGGATACGTTCGACTGTTGGGGTCTGGTGGTCTACGTCTACCGCGAAGTTTTGGGTGTGGAACTGCCCGACTTCTTCGGCTTCGAATCCATTCGGGACTACCCGTCCAAAATGGAACGGGAGATTTTCGCCCCCGGCGGCGACTGGTCCCCGATCCCAGAGCCGGAACCTTTTTGTGGAGTGGCGATGTCAACCCGTAAAATCATCCACCACGTCGGCGTTTGGCTGGACTTCGACGGTGACGCCCGATGTTGGCACGCCATGGACGGCGGGCACGTCCGAGCGGACACCGTGCAAGGTTTGAAGGCTAACCACCTTTCGCGGATAATCTTTCTTCGGCACAAGGAAGGCTACGCCTGATGGCACGACTGTTCACAATCACGAACCCGCACAACCCCCAAGACGGACTTGAATGCGTCACCGTCCCGGATGGGGTGACGTTGGCGGAGGTCGGCAGCGACTACGTTGACGGCCCGTGGTTGTGCATGGCCTTCCTTGACGGGGAACGCTTCTTCCCGCTCCGCGAAGAGTGGGGCGACGTGGTGCTTGGCGAACGGGACATGGTTTACATGATCCCACGGGCGGGCCTGACCGGGCTGGTCATCATCACTTTGTTGGTGTCCGTCGCAGCCATCGCAATCGCCCTGTCCATCGAAGTCCCGAAGCCGGGGGACACGCCAGAACCCGATCCGGTCTTCGACCTTCGCGGCGAGAAGAACGCCGTTCGGCTCAACGCCCCAATTGAAGATGTCTACGGGCGGTGCCGCGTGTGGCCATCCGTCGCCGCCCCGGCCTACAACCAGTATTTCGGCAACGACCAATATTTGTATCAGCTCCTTTGCGTCGGTCAAGGCAGCTACGACGTTGAACAAATCCTGATTGAAGACACCGACATTTCGAATTTCCAAGAAACGACCTACGAACTGGTTCCGCCCGGTTCAAACGTCACGTTGTTCCCGGACAACGTGGACACGTCGTCAGAAGTCGGGGTCATCGAACTTTACGGGCCGAACGAACCGGAATATCAGGGTGAGTCCGGCCCGTTCGCAACGAACGGCGTGGCCACAACGGCTAACCGGCTTGAAGTGGACGTGGTCCTTCCTCAAGGGCTCTACTACGGCAACGATGACGGTGAACTTGACCCGCGAACGGTCACGGCGGATTTCGAATACCGCCAGATTGATGACGCGGGCGTCCCGGTCGGTGCGGGGACGTGGTCCACACTGGTTAGCTTTTCGAAGACGCTAAACACCAACACGCCGCAACGCTACACCTTCGCCGTGGACGTACCCCCGGCCCGTTACGAAGTGCGGGCGGTACGGACGAACAACAAAGACACCAGCCACCGGGCGGGGAACGTCATCCAGTGGGTCGGCCTTCGTGCCTTCCTGCCGTCCACCCAAGATTACGGTGACGTGACACTGATCGCCGTTCGTGCCCGTGCGTCGAACAACTTGAACGACTCGGCGGCGAATCGCATCAACTTGGTCGTCACGCGAAAGCTGCCGATCTACGACGGAACGTCCATCCCCAACGTGGACGACTTCGCGTCCCGCGTGGCGACCCGAAATCCCGTGTGGGCGTTCGTTCAAATATTCCGTGCCGCTTACGGCGGCGGGCTGGAAAACTTATACCTTGACCTTGACCACCTACTGACCGAAGCGAATGCGGCAGCGGCTCAAGCGGCAAATTTCGATTGGGTCTTTGAACGCCGCTCTACGGTGTGGGAAGCCGCGAAAACCGCCGCCTTTGTGGCCAAAGCCATCCCGATCCTGAATGGATCGCGTGTGACGTGGATTCGGGACTTTGAAACCACCATCCCTACGTTTTTCATCAGCCCGGAAAACACCGTCAAGGGCAGCTTCCGACTTCAAAAGAAGCTGTTCCAACTGACCGAATTTGACGGGCTGGAAGTCGAATACCGGGATGAAACAACGTGGAAGTCGGAAACGGTGCTTTGCACGCTGGACGGTCAGCAAGGCATCAACCCGCAAAAGGTCCAATATCGCGGCGTTCAATCCAGACAACGGGCGTTTGAACTCGGCATGTATCAACTGGCCCGGACGGTGTATGAACGCCAGATTGTGTCAGTGAAGACCGGGCTGGAAGGCTACGTTCCAACTTACGGCGATTTGGTCCGCATCGGGTCGGATATCCCCCGATGGGGCGAAGCCGGGATTGTCGTGGGCATCGACGGTCAGACGTTCACGCTGTCGGAAAACGTCACGTTCGCTGAAGACGAAACACACCAGATTGCTCTTCGCGGGAAGCACGGTCAGGATGTTGGCCCCTACACGGTGACGCCGGGGCCGCTGCCGAACCAAGTGGTGGTTGACGGGGCCTACCCCGGCGATCAGTTCTTTTTCACGAAGGACAAGGAGCCGCCCATGTTCCTGTTCGGCGTGGCCAGCTTCGTCGGTCGTGTGTGCCGCATCATCGACATCAACCCGGACGGCAAGTCGGTTTCGATCCGTGCCGTGGTCAACGACAATCGCCGTTTTGCAGACCCTGGTGACGCCCCGCCCCTTGGGACCGGCGGCAGCACCGGAGCCCCGGCCAACCCGGTCGTGGCGGGCGTGGTGGTCAACCCCGTCCCCGGATCGACTTCACTGGTCTTCGTTGTGTGGACTCCGGCGGTGGGTGCTCAATCCTACGTCTTGGAGCAATCGTCCAACGGTGTCGATTGGGCCAGTGTCGGCACTTTCACGACGACCAGCTACCCGCTGAATATCGTGCCGGGAACGCTCTACGTCCGCGTGGCGGGTGTCAACGTGGGCCAAGGGCCGTGGGCGACGTGGACCGGCGAAGTTGGTGCCCCCACCGGCCCGCCGTTTGACGTGTCGAACCTGATGATTTCCCCGGCGTTCGTTGGCCCCACGCTTCGCGTTCAATGGTCCACGGCGGCGTTGGCGGTCAGTTACGCCGTGCGAGTGCTAACCGACATTGGTGACGGGGCCGGGCTGGTGGAGCGGATCACCACCGAAGTCGAGCCCACTGAATATGAACTGTCGTGGGAAGACTTGGACGCAGCTAGTGGGCTTGCGCGCGACATCACCATTGAAGTCCGGGGCAAGAATTCGTTGGGCGAGTCTGACAACGCCGCGACGGTGCTGGCACAGAACGCGATTCCCCCACAGATCACAGACGGGCTGACTTCGTCGTTGCTGTCCGAAACGAGCGAAGTGCAAACCTACGCCGTGGCGTGGGGTCAAGTGCTGGCAAACGATCTGAAGTTTTACCGCGTGTGGGCTTCGACCACGTCGGGTTTCACGCCGGACGCCAGCAAAGTCGTTTTTGAGGGGCTCGCCGCTGGGACCACTATCCAGGTCGGTTCGACCAGTCCGGGCGTCTTCCCTACGTTCTACTGGCGCGTAGCCGCAGTAGACGTATGGGGTGATGAAACAAACTCCAGTGCCCAACAGATTGCTAGCGCCAGTGACCCCGGCACGGTGACACTGACGCCACCCCCGGGGACTTACGGCACGTTCCCGGTAAACGTGACAATCACGAAGAGTGTAGCCGCGTCTGTCATCCGCTGGAGCAAGACAGGGACGCCGGACTACGACGACAACCCCTATACCACGCCGGTCGCTATGGCATCCGGGGAGACGCTCTACGCTCGAACGTTTGCTTCCCCGGTTCTTGGTGGCCCCGTCGAGTCGGGAATCTATGCGTCGTCGGGCAGTGTGTCCGCCAAGTCGGTCGTGTTTGACATAGCCGACTTCCATGGTTCGACAACTTGGACTTCCCTTCGTTCCGTAGAATTCAAACTTAGCGGAGTTTTGATCGCCCTGACGGCAGCGGACTTCACGGCCTATGCCACCGACGAATTCAACGCAACCGTTCACGCTGAAAACGCTTTCGATACCACCCTTTCGAAGACTGGTGGAGCCACAAACACGAACTGGCAACAAAGAACCGGCAACGCCCAACGCTTGATCGTCGTTTTCAACACCTCGCAAGAATTCGACGAAATCGTTGTGAACAACGGCCACGATCTGGGAAACAACACGAACCGTGGTGTCAACAACGTAAAAATCACTTGGTCGTCAGACTCTATCACAGACACCACCTACAACGCGGCGGTGTCAAACGGGACGGAGTTGAATAACACGGCTTGGACCGAACACGTCGCTTCGGACGTGGTAGACGATCAAACCGTGTGGACGGCGTAACGGGGCCGGGCGGTCCCTTCCGGCGGCGTTTCAGACAGCGGCGACCAGCCGCTTGATGTTGTTGAGCGTGGCTAAAAACGCCGACTGGTCGTCACCCTTGTCTCGGAGCGATTCGGCCACCGCGTCATCGACGCTGCCGGGCCAAATCAGCCGGAACACTCGCGTTTCGCGGGTCTGACCCGTGCGGGCCAGCCGGGCGTTCAACTGGTCGTAGAGTCCTCGCGAGTGCCACAAGCTAAACCAGCACACCGAGCGGCCCCCGTCCTGAAGATTCAGGCCGTGGCCGATGCTTTTCGGGTGGGCCACCAGCATCGGCACTTCGCCCCGGTTCCACGCCGTGTAGGCGTCGTCATCGAACCGCCGGGCGTAGGGGAAGGCGGCAAGGATGCGTTCGACTTCGTGCTGATACCAGCACGCCACCAACAGGGGTTCCCGGTCGATGTCGTCGTGAAGCTTCCGCAAGGCGTCCAACTTGGCCGTGTGGACGACTTCGACCCGCCGCGTGGTGTTCGGATCATCGGCGTCCCCTTCGCGGACGTAAACGGCCCCTGACGCGATCTGAAGAAGCTTGTTGACCAAGACGGCGGCGTTGGGGGCAATCAGTTCGGCCCCGTCGTCCAGCACTTCCAACAGTTCCTTTTCAAAACGTCGGTATCGGGTCTTGACTTCGCGGGGCACGGCAACGGCGATGTCCGTGGTCGTGGTCGGCGGAATGTCAAGGTAATCTTCCGACCGGAGCACAAGGGCTAAATGGGCAATCCGCTGTTCAAGCAATTCTTCGGAGCCGGGACGAAGAACCATTTTCGGATAATCTGAATAGTAGTTTTCCGGTTCAAAAAACTGTCGTTCCCACTTGCCGTAGGCGGTGCCGAACGTCTTGCCTTGGTCAATCAACCGGACTTGTGCGAACAGGTCGCGGCGGCTGTTGCTAACCGGCGTTCCCGTCATGCCCCACGCCCGCGTCATCTTAGGCCGGGCGAACTGACGGAAAACGCGGATTCGCTTGGATGAAGGGTTTTTGGCGTTGTCCACTTCATCGAACAGCACAGCGTCAACGGGCAGTTCGGACGCCCGCTTGCCCTTGAAGTTCTCGCGAACGAAGCGGGGCAACGCTTCGTAGTTGATCGTGTAGACGTGAGCCGACCCTTCGGCCCACGCTTTCTTCCCTTCGTTGGTGCGAAGGCTGACACACCGCATGTAGCGGAACGCGGGCCACTTGGCCACTTCGTCGGGCCACGTCAGCACCGACACGCGAAGCGGTGCGACGATCAACAGGCCCTTCATAGACCCGTCAGCGAAGCACCAATCCGCCGCGTCTAAAACCGCCGCCGTCTTCCCCAAACCCATCCCCGCAAACAACAAAGCTTCGTCAGTGGCCTTCAAATGATCGCTGGCCAGGCGTTGGTGGTAAAATGGGTCAAAAGGTTCGAACATAGCGATCAACTATCCGGGTCCCGTCTTCGACGCTGTCAGCCCAATGGGCGGTTCCGCCCGTGTGTTCGTTGATCTGGCCAATTTCTCGATATTGAAGAGCGGTGGGCGTCTTCCCTGGTGCCTTGAATTCGATGAAGAACACGTCCCCGGCCCCCGTTATGAACAGCCGGTCAGGAACGCCCCTCTGTCCGGGGGAAGAGAATTTTCGGACATAACACCCGCGACGGCGAGCGTAGTCACACACGGCCTTTTCAACGTCCCGTTCGCAGCTCAACGGTTGACCCAACTTTTTATTTTGGCCGTGGCGCGTCTACGATCCCCGACCCATGCGTTGGCCAGCAGTCGGTCAACGTGGGTCTTTCGCGGCCCGCCTTCGCGGGTCGCTTCAACTACCAACAAGACGCGAGCGGTTTCTTGGTCGATTTTGCCTTCGGTAAACCGCGCGGCCAACAGTGTGTATCCAACCACTTGGCCAGCAGACGGGTTGGCCACTTCGCAATCACGGCGTTCGCTTTCGTGTCGGGTGGTGTCCGGGACAATCAGCCCTTGTTTGGTCAGTTTAGCCAGCAAGTCGGCCGTAATTAGTGGTTGATCTTTGAACAAATCGGGGTAGTTACGTTGGCGTGCCATGGTGGTGTTTCCTTTTGAAGTGGTTATCAGGTCTTTTTATAAAACGGGATCAAGTTGCCGTCAGCCTCCAGCGGCATCCCGTCCGCCCAATCGGGCAAATCGCACAACAATTTGCATAAGCCTTCGGACGTGTGCCCTTCGTGACGTTCGGCTATGGCTTCGTCATGAACGAGCATAAAGATATCATACCCCGCTACCCACGCATTACAAGCACCGTTTGCCATGAAGTCGCCACAGATGGCTTGCGTGGCGTTCTCCAAAAGTTTCCCGCCGTAGGTGTCACACCACCCCCACGTTGATTTCATAGGCAACTTGCCCCAAAACTGAATTCCAATGTTGAACCAGTCGTTGGGGTCTTTTTCCACGTCCGGCCCACCCTTCCAGATCAGCCGGGGCTTCGGGTAGATCAGCGTGTGGCCGGACGGAAGACGCATCACCAACGCCCGAAAGCCCGGTTTGGTGGTGACGCCGAACGACAGCTTGTCGGTCCCGTGGAAGATCCGTCCGGGGTTCTGAATGGCCTTCTTGGCGGCGATGTCCAGCGACTTCCACGCCGCCACAATTTCGGGGTTGTCGCTACGCCACGCGGTCACGGCACGGTCGGCCAGATCGTCGTAGGTCAGGTCCGCCCACTCTTCGGTGGTCGGGTTGTGCGGGTCGGCGACCTTGCGACGTGCCCCGCTCTTCCGGTAGGCCATCACCGTGAACGTCCGCCCGTGCTTTCGGCTGTTGCGAAGCATGGCCCACTTGAAGCGGGGGAACCGCACTTCAAATTCGTCCCACGGCTGGTCCGACTCCGCGTCGGCGGTCATGCGGGCAAGCTGGCGGCGGAACCGGGGCTTGAACGCTTCGACCATCGCGGGGGACGGTTTGTAGCCCCAATTTTCACACGTCCCCCGGAACTTGGGTCGGCCCATGTTGTAGGTGCACCCAAGTTCGGCTTGCTTGCCGATGAATCGCTTTTCGCCGTCGCCCGCCTTGGCTTCGCGAATCACTTGGTCAACACTGACGCCGAAGATTTTGGACGCCATCGTTTCGTAGATCGGTTCCCCGTCGCGGAACATCTGAAGTTTGCTGTGACCACCACACAACCACGGGGCACCACGGGCTTCGACGCTGGAAAAGTCAGCTTGAACCAGCCCGGCGGACGGGGCCTTGATGAAGTGCCGAATGCACGACGCCACGACTTCTAAGAATGGCCCGAAGAGCATTTCGACGGTGTCGATGTCAGCTCCTTCTCGAAGAAGTTGGAAGGCGTGTTCCGTGCCCTTGAACGTCGGGCGGCGGAAGTTTTGGGGCTGGATGATCTTCCCCGCCCAACGGTGGGTTCGCTCGGCACCGGACCAGAGAAGCGTTCCCCGAACCCGACCGTCATCGCACGCCGCCGCCAGCATCGTCGGCACCTTCTTCACCGCCGCGAACGACAGGTTGGCCCGAAGCTGAAGCCCCCGGAAGCCTTCCGGCGTCATGGTGACCGGCTGTAGCTTCGGCGTGGTGAACTTGGCCGGTAGCGGCTGGCCCGGGTTGGCTTCCTGCCACGTTTGCCCAGCCTTCTCCCGTTCCCATTCGACGTAGCGGGTTTCCCACCCGTCCGGGCCGTTGTCGCTCAACTGATCCACGCTGGCGGCTTGTAGATCGCCGAAGGGGTAGCCCCGGTCCCGTAGCCACTCCAACACCTTGGCCCGTTGCGTGGGGCGGAACCCGGCCAGTTCTACGAACTCGGTGGTCAGCCGGTCGGTGTATTCGTCAATCAGCACGTCCACGCGGCGTAGGGCGTCCACGTCCACCGGCACGCCGCGTTCGTTCATGCGAAGGTCGAACTGGAACGAATCCAGCACCGGCCCCGTCATTTCGAACGCGGCAAGCTTGCCGTGAACCGCCCGTTCCGTCAGAACGTCCGTTCGGCAATATCCCATCAGGTCGCGGAACTTCTCCGGTTCGTCAGCAGGGGCGATCCGCGTTCGCGGGTCTCTCTTGGTCGGCTTCCGCTTCTTCGCGAACAGCCGTAACAGGGCTTTGCCCGCCGTGTCTTTCTGTTGGGCCAGCCCAAGGAACGCGGCGGTGTCGGCCAGTGCGGAAGGGATCGCCGCACGGCGGGCCATGGCGGCGGTGCATCGCCACTGGCGAAGCTTGGGCGGGTTGACGCCGAACGTCTTGGCCAACAGATAGCGGCAAATCGCGGCTTCGAAATAGGCGTTGTGGGCGTAGATCGGGTCTCCGTTGGTTACGGCTTCGGCCAGCATGGCCACGGCGGCTTCATTCTCTTCGAATAGATCGAGCACACCCCACGTCAGCGGGGCTTCGTCGTTCCGGGCGATGGACATGACCAAAACTTCAGTGGTCGTGTCGTTCGCGTAGCGGTAGCCACCCTGTTTGTTTAGGTCGGCTTCGCTGAAGGTTTCGAAGTCCAAGTGGTAGGCCATGAGTTGATTCTATACTAACCGCGTCCGGCGTCAAAGGGTGAAGAAACGAAAAACCCCGTGGCTGGGTGGCACCAACCACGGGGCTTCCAGGGGTCGGGGGTTGTCAGCCCCGCCGCGTCACATCAGGTCATTGGCGTCGTTAGTTTCGTCGTCCGACTCCTCCACTTCAAATTCGTCGGCGGCGTCGATTTGCGTGATGCCGAGTGCGTCACCTTTCTTGCGAAGCTGGATGCCCTCCAACGAAGCTGTGATGCCCTTTCCTTCGTCGTTGTCGAAGGCGTAGATATCCAATACCACGTTGACGTAACACCCGCTAAACAGCAAGCCACTGTTCGCCACGATGGGTTGTTTGTTCTGGTCCAGAACGGTCATCTGGCCGTCGCGACACCGCTCTTCGTGCTTCGACGCACTGATGAACCACGTTTCGGCGTCGAACCCGGCCCAAAAGTCGCCGTCATCGTTGACGTATTCATCTCGCGTTGTAGTGCCGTCCGCTTTGTTCCAAGCCCAATTTTTCAGCTTAGCCGGTACGCTGCCCCACTTCTCTTTCGCGACGTGGTCGCAAATTTGGCCCATCACGACGTAGCCTTGTTCCACCGCTTTCCCCTTGGTGTTGGTGAAGCGAACGGTGGTCTCTTCGCCGCCGTGGCGATCGTCGCCGTCCAGACAAATCAGAGTAGCGGAGAACCGGGGGGCACCGCCCCGGACGGATTTGGCCTTGAAGATGTCCGCGAAAGACAGTCGGGCGTTCTTGATAATGATTTTCATGGTTGTGGTTTCCTTGTCTTGGTCGTTGTGACCGTCTTGGTGGTCCACCGATTCAAAGGGCTCGGTGGGTGGCCCGGTGTTAGTGTCGCACAACTTAGCACGACTTTTGTTTGTCGTCAATCAACAGTGTCGAAGTCGTCGGCGGCGTTGAAGGTCAAAGCCTCACCTTTGTCGTCTACACTGACCAGCTTCGGCGAGCCTGCCGGGCGGTGGATCAACGACTTAGTCTTGGTGTTCTCGTCTTCCACCAGACCCAACTTCAGCTTGGCCACGGTAGACAGGTCGCCGATGATGCCTTTGGCTTTGGCGACGGCTTGCGACGCTGAAATCAGCTTCCGGGGCTGGTAAGCGTCGGCCACGCCGAGGATGCCACGTACGAAGGTTTCCGCCGCCTTGTCATCCACCCACGTCCGATTCCCGAGTCGTCCCGCCACCAGCTTCATCCCTTGGATTTCACCGCCGGTCTTCAGCCGTTCAATTTCGGCTTTCACTACGTCATCCACCACCTTCTTGATCGTGTTGGCGTTGCGGCAGACCCACGCGATTTCTTCGGTGGTCAGAGTGTCACGGTCAAATTTTTTAGGCACGTCTTTTTTACCTTCTTCAATGTCGAAGTCTTCGTTCACGTTGAGCACGGGTGGGAACCCGGCGAAGTTGGTCTTGGCTCGCACGGCGCATACCCCGCGAGCCGGGCAAAACATGCAACCTTTTTCGGATGGTGTTAGGTCACCTGTTTCGGCTTCCTTGGCAGCGGTGTAATCCGCTTCCAAACTGGTGGCGATGTCGCGAAGGTCGCCCACCGTCGTTTCCCAAGTGTCTGGCTCGCCCGTGAATGTGAAATGCCGGGGCTGGTATATCGTCAGAAACACCGGCATATCGTTTACGAAGGTCTGGCCACCCATGATTTCCAGTTCTTGGATCAGGCTGATGGCGTAAATTTGGGCTTGGTCGTTGTCTTCGGCATCGACCTTGACGCCCGCTCCATATTTCAGGTCTGAAACGTGGATGAACGACGGGGCAACCACGGCGTGGTCAACGGTGCCGTGATCCATCGGGCGATAGAACAGAGGCACGCGCTCTTCGTTGAACACCACTACGGTTTCGTCACCCGCAGTTTTTATAGCTACGGCTTCAGCGGCCCGACAGTGGGCAACGTAGCCAATCAAGTGATGTCGGAATTCGTCCGGGACTTCACCGATGGAAATTTTGTCGGTAAGAACCTTAGTTGCCCAATCGTGGGCTTTGGTGCCTTCGTCAGCGTAAACCGACGTGGACTCAGTGGGTATTTTGCCACTGGCGCGGGCTTCGCGTATGACCCGGACCGACCCGGCACAAGTGCGCCAGCGGGACGCGGCTGAAGCACCGTAGAACGAATGGCCATTGTTGTCGTTAGGCATAGCATTTTCTTGGTCTTGGTCTTGGTCTTGGTCTTGGTCTTGGTCTTGGTCTTGGTCGTTGTCTTGATGCTCACACCTTACGGATTCTGTCTTCGGCTGTCAACCGGAAATCTGAAAGATGATTGCGGCGGGCGGGATCAGGTTGACGGCCAATACGGCGTTCATCGTGAGCCAGAAGGATTTAGTGCATCGAGCGTGCAGCCACTCACCCGCAGCCACGACCAGCACAAAAGCGGTGGTCCGAAGTCCAACTAGCCCGGGGATCCCAAAGTGCTGAAGCGCAATATCAGCAATCGGGTTTGCTTCGACCCCGCCGTTGGCGAGTATAAATGATGTAGTCAATACGTCAGTCAAAGCCAGCACGGCCAGTACGCAATAGGGAAGAAAGCGGTTCATATCATCGTGTCTGTGGTCAGTCATGATTGCGAGCGTGCCCCGCCGAACCTTATGGCGACCCGGCGGGGCGTTTCTTTCAGGCCGGTGTCAATCCCCGGCGATGGCTAGCACTTCGGCCAAGCTCTTCCCGATGTTCTTCTCCATCAGGGGAACAATGGCGGCAAGCTGTTCCGGCGTGGCGTCAGTCAGGTTCTTCGCTCCGACTTTCTTTAGACACGCACCCAACTTGGTCTTGCCGAGCGTGGGGTTGTCCGGGGTGGACTTGACCACCGCGTGAGCCAGTGTGCGCACATCGTCCAGCGAGTAAGCCAGTGTGTTGTCAGCGTCGTCGGCGGTCACGTCGTCCACGTCAACGCCTTTGTCGGCGTCTTCGTATTCCACGTCTGGGCCGTTATCCGGCTCGGCAGTTTCCCACTCGGTGTCTGTTTCAATAGCTCCAATGGGCTCAACCGCTTCGGTTTCGCCGGGTATCTCTTCTGTCTCGCCGGGTATCTCTTCTGTATCGGTGCCGGTTTCTTCCGTTGCTTCCTTAGCGGCTGCAAGGGCCGCTTCAAACTTCGCCACGCTACCACGCTCCGGGGGCGTCCCGCCGAGTGCTTTGATTTCCGCCGCCAATGCCTTCTTCTTGGCCTGGGCCGGGGGCAACTTTGGTTCGGTCGGCTCTTCGATCGTCGGGCCATCTAGCACCGTCTCTTCGGTTGACGATGCGGTGTCATCTAAGGGAATGCGAAGCTGACCGGGTGTGTCCGGCGTTGCTCCGGTGCCCTTGGTCAGCATGGCGGCGGCAAGGTTGTTGATGGCGTCTGTCAGTGCGGGTGCCGTGATTTCTAGTTCAAGTTTCATGGTCATGGTTTTTTCTGATTTAGTCGTTGTCGTTGGTTTCTGGCCGTCAGGCCGGGTTATGTGCAAACAAAAGTTTTTGCAGTTGGTTGTTCAAGTTAGGACAGATTTTGTGTGGTGTCAACAACCGATCTTCTTCTAGCGGGCAAACTTTATGTGAGCAAATCGCGGAAGGGGATTACGCGGTCGATAGTGCGAACGCGGTGGCGTCGCCCGTGGGACCAGTCTTCGACGCGACCGTCCACAAACGCGAGAATATGGCCGCTGACCCATACAATGTATCGACCATCAGCCAGCCCCGCCTGTTTCATCGCTTTCGGAAGGCTTCCGGTCGTCTTAGCCGCGTGGGGCCGTATGACTCGATCCAACGCAAACCCTAGAGACCGGGCGGCGAAGACAAGTTCAAAGTAAGAAGTCCCCCAACGATTCCGGCGACCTACTTTTTTCAATGCTGCGTGTGCTTCGGCATAGTTCACGTTGCACGCGATAGCCAACGCTTTGACGCCACAATCATGGGCTTCGTTGAAACGCCGTCGCTGTTTGTTGACCTTGGCAAACGTCATGGAATTTTTGGGGGACGGCATTAGGTCAAGTCTCCGTATTGAACGCCGGTAGCCGGGTCGCTGTCACTGGCCGGGAAGCCGTCCACCATCGTGGGGTGTTCGTCTTGCTGGTCAGGCTCGTCGTCATCACGCTGTTCGGCGACGTTGACGAAAGATCCCAAAACCACCGTAGGGCAATTCACCAACGGATTGACTAGCCGCACATCATCGGTAGAAAAGTATGCGTAAGTTTCGTCCGTGACGAAGACGCGGAACTTGTCCCCGTCTTGCGGGTTGGCTTCCAACGTGCCCACGATGCTGATCCGCGTTCCGAAGGACTGGCGGTCAATGCCGCGTGAGCTTGCGGACAGGGTCACGGTTTCGCCCACAAGGGCATTCAGTTCATTTTTGATGTTCTTGATGTTCATGGTTTGTTTCCTTTGTTGCTGTCGTTGCTGTCGTTGCTGTCGTTGGTGTTGTTGCTGTCGTTGTTGTTGCGATGAATGTGGTAAATCCGTTCATGGGGGTCGCGGAGGCGGCCGTCACCCCCACGGTAAACGCCTATTGTATCCGGTCAGCCAATATTTTCCAGTTTTGAAACGGCGTTTTCGATTTGAATGGTGATGTTTTCCAGCGTGTTCACCGTTTCTTCGGCAGCTTTGGCTTGCTCGGTGCCGGGGGATTCATCTTCCAGACTGTCGGCGGCTTGCACCGCTTCGCCGGTGACTTCTTCCAACTGGTACTTCAGGGCGTCCAGTTCTTCGGCGATCTTGGCAATCCGCTTGCGGCTGTTGTCGTTCATAGCTTGGTTCCTTGCTTTGGTCGTTGTTGTGAGTGGCGTGGCCGGTCCTTCCTGACCACGCCCTGATTCTACACGAATTCCGTTCGGTGTCAACCTACTTTCAGTTGATTTCGATTTTTCTGGTGCGGGCCTCAAATCGGCGAGCGAACCGCTCCAGCCGTTTGGCGTGACGGCGAAGGGTGGCGGACTCGGACAGAGCGTCGGCTTCGTCTGGAAGGTGCATGTTCACGTTTTCGATGTCGTCGGCCCGGTCGCGGACGCAAAGAGCGAGGTCGGCCATCCAGAACCGGGGGGCGGTGACGGTGGTGGACGTGATGACAATTCGCGACACGTCTTCGCCGTTCTCTTCGTCCACGGCCAAGAGGTCTTCGGCTATGTCGATGACACCCGCTGACAGCTTGGTAGTCTTGGCGGTGTCTACCATGTAGCGAGCCCACAAGGTGGCGAAGCGGTACCGCATGGCTTCTGCGTTCTCGCTGACGGTGCCGTTGCTGTCGGCGCGGGCGAACCACTCGTTTCCGGCGGGGGTTACTCCGATGAAGATGGCGTGTTGGTTGTTCATGGCTTGGCTTCTTTCTGGTGGTGTCGGTTGTTTGACAGACCCACTGTAAACGATTTATGTTCGGTGTCAACAGGGCGGGCCAATTTTTTCTGCCGAAATTTTCGGACGTAAGGCCCCACACCATACGGATTCTGTCTATACTGAGTCCATCAGTCGACCGCAACCTCGAAAGGGGGCATCAGCCATGACCACCACGACCGAAGCCAACACCACCACGATCCGCGAAGGTATTGAACCCGTCTACCAAGCCCTGAAGGCGGCTTGCCTTGCCAACCTGACCCGTGAGGCGGAAGCGGTTGCGGAGAAGTTGAAAGCCCACGGATGGGACTTCAACGCCGCCTACCCTTACCCGTCGTCGTTCGGCATGGGGCTCGACGAATACTGCCACACCAAGGCAATAATGAATCGGGCGTCCCGCATGGTGAAGGCGGATCCGACCGCCAAGCCGTCCTACATGCCAAAGGCTCCGCGCATCGTCATCATGGACCCAGAGCTTCCCGCCCGGAACGAGAAAGAAACCGCCAGTTACGCCCGGTCATTCATCGACGCCTACGCCGCCAAGCTGGCTACGAAGATTGCGGCCGTGGACGAAGCCTTTACCGTTGTCAACGTGGACTACACGGGCACCAACGACCCGTTCATATATAGCCGCTTGACGCTGACCGACGCGGCGGGTGTGACCATGACCTGCAAAACCAGTTGCACCATCAACGTCAGCAAATAAGGCAAGCCGTTCAACCAGTGGCCGACCCGCCGGGTGAAGTGATGGCATGAAAAAAGGTGGCCCGCCCCGGTGAAGGGACGGGCCACCCGCCATGAAGAACCCCGCTCGCTACGGTGGTCCATACCCTCAACTCTACACGCTTACTGTTTGGTGTCAAGCCCGCTACGGGCGGGCTCGACCTTCATTCCCCGACTACATCAGGTCGGCCAAGTCGGTCGCTTCGTAGTCACGGTCATCATAATCGGGCGGGAGCACAATCCAGTATTCCCGGCCCCGAATTTTTGACGCCCACCCACCTTTTCGGCGGGAGTAAGCAACCCGTTCGGGGTGCGATTTTTCCAGACTTCGAAGTTGGCCGATCAAAACACGCGGGGAAGGACACGTCTTGACAAACCGCTGTTGGCTCCCTCGGCTTCCGACCGCCGACAGAGTTTCGTAGAGTCGTTCCGCTGATCCCGACCACGGTTCGAGTTTCGTCACATCGTCTGCGAACATCGAATCGGTGAACAGTTCTTGCCTTGCGTCGTGGTCGAAGCGGTAGAGCAAGTTGGCTTCGGGCGACCCTTCGCGGACTTCCAAGACAATCCGTTCATCCTTGAAGCTGACCACCGGGAAGCGTTGCTTGGGGTCGCCAAGGTGGGCGGGCAACTTGAATTCGTGAAGCAAGAAGTGGACGAACGCCGGTAGCTCTTTCTGGATGCGGTGCTTCACGCGGTCATACCAACCGGGCAACCGCATTTCGTCGGCAAGCGGGCCTTCTTGCATGTCTTCGCCACGCAACAAAATCAGTTTGTCCTCAACGCCTTCGTCCAGCGGGGGCAGCGTGGCGAACGTCGAAGGCTCCATGTTCATCAGCCGGACGAACCGCCACCACGGGCGGATATTGATTCGGGCTTGGTGCATCCCCCGCATCCCACCGCCGATGCCCACAACGTGAGACTTGATCCGCTCGCCAAATTCCTGTCGGAACTGATAGCTGGTTTGGAGAACGGGCGAGTCGTCCAAGAACAGCAATTCACAACCGAACGTGTCCGGGTTGTGCATGTCGGGGAATTGCTTGAAGAGCGGGTCAGCCGACGCCGCACGGTTGGCGAAAGACGGCGTCAGTATGTCCTGAAGCAACAGCGTTTTGCCCGCGTTGGGCGGGCCAGCGATGTGGAGCATTTGGGCCGGTGACCAGTCCGCCCGTCGCTTGCCTTCGTTGCGAAGCGACTTCACGGCGTGGGAAAGCCACCCGTAGAACACTTCCAGTTGGTCGGGTTGGTGGCCAAGCAAACCAACCAAGAACCCGCCGATAGTCGGCCACTCGCCGCGTCGTGCCTTCACGAACTCGGGTGACTTGGTGACGATGACGCGGTGGCCGTTCTCTTCGTATACGCCCGAATGCCGCCCGCTAGCACCGGGAAGCACCGCTTCTACGTTCTTATCAAGCTGGATGCTGTTGATTACTTGGTCCAGCGGGGACACCATTTCTCCGTCTGCCTTGGCGTCCCTGAAACCTTGTGCCGCAAGGTGTGACCGAAGAGAAGTTCGGTCCAGCCCGACCCATGACCCAACGTTGTCGCGGGTGTAGTAGGTTTTCGACGTGCCCAAGTAGAAATAATCAAGCTGTTGGTGGGACTGGATGAACTGTTCAAACCCACGGATGTCCCACTTGGGCGGTGTCTCTTCGCGGTCAGGGTCGAAGTAGACCAGCCGTTGGGGACCGCGCCCAACGTCGGCGGCGGTCACGTTCGGCATCCGGGCGATCTGTGACTTGACCCCAAGCCGCTTGTCCGCCCCGTGGAGACACGCCAAGTTGAAGAATTGGGTTCGCACCTTGGCGGGCACGTCCGAAGCGTCAAACCAAAAATGTATCGACTTCCCGCCCGTGTCCACGGCCATCACCAGCGGGGCAAAGTTCGCCATGGCCATCGCGAACGTGTTGAACCGCTCTAGTTGGCCAACGTCACCGCTGTCGCACTCCAGGACCACCCATGGGCGGGCCTTTACGTTCTCGTTGCATCGGGTCGAAACCTTCCGTTCCGGGTGCAACGGGTTCGGGACACCTTCGATTTTCTTGAAATGCGACGGATTCAGAAATTTATAATCAGTCAGCCGCACGCCGTTCGACTCAAGGAAAGCATCCAGTTCCTTCATCCGAACCAGCGTTCCATATTCAAGGGCCGTGACTTGGACGTTGATGATGTCGTCTGGGTTGAACAGGACTTCCACAACGTCGCGGGTTTTCGTGGCCAGCTTGCCGGGGCTCGCTTCCACGATGGCTGACGTGGGTGTCCGGCGAAACCGGATCAAGCACTCTTCGCGGGCGTCCGGTGCCGTCTCGCTGTCGCAGTCGGTCAGCTTGCGGATGTCACCTTCAGCCGCCCACACCCGTTTTACAGCCCGGAGTGGGGCTGTTTCGTAGTCCATCCGGTCGGGGGAATACGCGGCTTGCAGGTGCTCAAGCGTGTCGTCGAAGTCAACGCCCATGCGAAAACACGCGGCGGCGACGGTCAACAACGAAGCGTTGTGCCCTGTCCCTTCCGGCTTCAGTTCCAGCACGGTGTAAGCCCGATCCGGTGGGAGCCGCGCTGCCCGCTCTCGAAGGTCCGGGGGGACGTAGTCAAGCGGTTGACGTTGGCGTTCGGGGATGTCTTCGGGACCGATCAGGTCAGGTTCGTTCATGGCGATTGGGGTTCCCTTTCTTCATGGCAGGCGCGAACCTAATACGGTGGATGTCCCCTGTCAAGTTCCCGGGGGTTGCATTTCTGTGCATTTTTTAGCCTCACATGGCCTCAAAAAATCCTAAAATGTGGTGGGGG